GTGCCTGATGTTAATCTTAATACTGTAACCAATTTAACTCCTTAGTTCAACATTGTATATCTTATAGTCGAACTTCTCCTCGTTGTACATTTTAATACGTTCAACGAAGTGTAGTATAGTATGATTCTTCTTTGACTTCCAGCTTAAGTCGTCAGCGATGTCGTATAGGGTAAACATATTTTTACTAAACAACTTTCTAAGCCCGCGTCCAATAGATTGAAGAACTTTAATTCTTGACTTTGACGGACTTGCAAATATAACATTATGTAAATTCTTAATATTTATCCCGGTGGAGAATGTACCTAGGGAGGCTACAATTATACCGTCTTGTATATCTTCTACTTCTTTCCTAATATCTTCTCTTATCTCCCCATCCACATCCCCGTCGACGTAGTACAACTGTCTATCACCCATCTTATCTTTAAGCATATCGTAGATGGCTTTACCATGGGCCTTATGTCTGAATAATACCAGACTATTACCTTTTAGAGAAAGAGCGAGATTAGTAACAAATTTATTACGATGCTGGCTAGTAGTGATAAAACTAATCTCATCAACATATTGCATCCCCTTAATTGACTTTCTGGTCTCTTCTGAATGGTTTAGTACTATGGCCTTAATCTTAAATTTTGATAGAGTATTATTTTCAATTAACTTAGCAGTTGTAGTAACTTTCTTAACCGGTCCAAATAATCCTTCTAGAACCAGTTTATGGGTCTCAGTTCCATCCAGCGTGCCGGTAAACCCAAACCTATATTGGCAGTCAGTCATCTTACTCATGATGTCTGTTAGGCTTTTTGCCTTAAATAGGTGCGCTTCATCTCCTACCACTATACCGAATCTCTTAAACCATTCTTTAGGTAACTTATATATGGATTGCCAGGTGGAAACGTAGATAGGTTTATTTGATTCTTTTTCAGCTCCTGCCAATATCCTATGACATAGTTTATTGGGATCGTCCTGCATGTAGTCACCAAAGTCTGTTGCCATTTGGTGTACAAGGGAGGTGGTGGGCACGATGATAAGTGCTGGTCTATTAGGATTTCTACTTAATAACTGCATTACAATGGAGAATATCATCAATGACTTACCCGAGGCCGTTGGTGATACAAACAATGCACGTTTGGTTCTGATGGCATGGGTATAGGACTCTACCTGGTAGTCACGAACCTCAATATCTGGTCTCTTGATGTATCTCTTTACATCAACCTCGGCATCAACTAATGAGTACTCTTCATCACAGAAGGCGTTAGAGTTATCATACTCTATTTCGTATTCTCTTTCACGTGCAAATATCTCAACATACAGACGGAGACCGGCATATACCCTCTTGGTCATGATGTTGTATAGCCGTATCTTCCCATCCCACATCTTATTACGGTACATAGGTGAGAATTTAGCCCCTGGCACACTAAACGTAAAGTATGCACTCAGTTCATATGCTACATCAGGATCACAATGTATCTTTATATAAACATCATCTACTCTTGTAATAACTAGTTTACTCATGCACCTACTTTAAACTTCTCCCAATCGATGGCTGCCTTTATCTGGAAACCACGGGAAGGTAATGATTTAATAATTGACTCCACAAACTCTACCTTATCGGCCTGGAGGCTTATCATAGCCTTGGCTTTGGAGATATCCTTATCGGCCTCCATATAGGTAGGTATGTCAGTCTTTAAAATACGGAGACCAAAGGGCTCCCAATGATTTGACCGTAGTTCTTCCTCACTCAGTGTTCCGTTATAGTATTCGTATTTTTCTTTGTATAGACGTTTATAATCTCTCTCCCAGTTCCTTAAAGTGGTTCTTTCTTGGGAGTAGATCTTATAATATCTGGAATGTAGTTGGGGAATGCGTAGAGACTCTTCACCTAACTCCGAACGGTCAATAGATGAGTCTTTTTCCCATAGTGTCTCTATCTCTTCTAACTTCATATAACCTCACTGTATGCACAACAAATGTATTATAATGTAAACGTATTCTTAAATCAAGTATTCCAAGTCGAAAGATTGGTAAGTAAAGGTAGCTACTGCATCTATGTAATCAACATCTGTCATACGTGTGTCAAACACTAGTTCAGATAAGGCTGATGGATATAGGTTCTTGAACTTGCACAGTGCCAGAGGCTTCTTAGAACTGGAGAGAATGGTAAGGGTGGCGTCTGAGAACACCCCCTCCCCAGGATTGGCATTTGACAGGGAGTTATAACCAGTAAAGCCTTCATTACGAGTAATCTTTGTTAACCATGTATATAATTCGTAATAATTACGAAGTTCCTCATCTACTCGAAAAGTAATATTTAAATCGTTATAGTCAATTTTATCACCTGGATATTTTAATACATTGAATGGAGTATTAACCTCTGCTCTTCCTATACTTAACGAAGGGATGCTTGCACTTTGTACGAAGTAATTGACCCCGGGTGTCTTAAAAATTGAGAAATTAAATCCTAGGGGGGAAAGAAAGTTCTTGTTTGTAGGTATTCTATCTATAGCAGCCATAATATCTCCTTATGAGTATTTATCGGCAATAAAAAAAGGGCCCCGAAGAGCCCTTTTAAATCTACTAAATGCAATCTATTTTTTTTATTATTTTGATTACATTAGGTTAGAAACGATAACACGTCTGTAATAAACGTTGGTGTCAGCGGTTAGTGCACCTTGGGTTGAGCCTGCAGCACCGTCAGCGAATGGATTTGAAACCATACCGTAACGAGTCTTAAAGCCAATCTTTGGTTGGAATGTGTCTTGATCTACAGCACGAACCATTTGTAATGGAACATATGGGCAATAGAATAGACCAGCATCGAATGCGCTAGAGCCCTTGTAGCCTACTGTCAGGTATTGACCAGCAGCGCTGTTTGAGCCACCAGCATATGGGTCGATGTATACACGAATACGACCGTTTAGAACACCAGCAAAAGTATTGCCTGTGTCGTCTACGTTGAGGTTGTTGCTGTTCAGGGCAGGAGCGTAATCAAGAACACCAGCCATTTGAAGAGCAGAAGCTACGTCAGATGAACAGATGATGATGTTACCTTTACCACGACGAGTTGCTTTAGCAATTTGATTTGCTTCGCGCTCGACTTGGAACATCAGGCCTTTGAACTTCTCAACTGACCAACGACCGTTAGAGTCGGTGTCAAGATCGAAAATACCGGTTGTAGTTGTATTCTCAGTAGCACCACGGGTAGCGGTGATGTTGATAGTACGGATAACTTCGCGGTTGATTTCAGCAAGAATCTCAGAAGAAAGAATGTTAGACAATTCTGTCTCAGCATCCAATCCGTGAACAGCACGCAAGTCTTGCGCTAGTTCCATTGAGTATTCAGCTTTCAGAGCACGTGACTTAGCAGTAACAGTTACTTTCTCGATAGAGAAGGCCATTTCTGGGAATACCAGAGAGTTGTTAGAACCAAGGTTCTCAGCAGATGCTGTAGACATACCAGTACCTGTGTTATACAGGCCGTTGGATACCATATCAGCACCAAGAGTAACAGAAGTATTACCAGGCAAGTTACCTGCGTTCTTCAGACCAAAGGTGTTGGCACCAGTTAGGACTGAGGAGAATGCAGTATTACTTTCACCGTAGAATGCTTCTGTTCCGCTGTTGTTGCTGTAACGGGCGCGCATTGCAAAGATCAAACCTGTTGGGCCTGTCATTGGCTGTACGCCGCAAACATCATAAGCCATTAGGTTAGGCATTGCACGACGAACCAGGCTGATCAGAACAGGATCGAATGTATCGATATTGCTTGAACCACCTTGGGCTTGAATAGCGTTAGCAGGCTGGTTAGCTTCTAGTAGAGACTGACCGCCGTAGCCGCCGCTTTCGCGAAGAGCTCTTTCGGTATTCTCTAAAATTTGTGCTGTAACAGCTCGCTTGTGAGGATCTTTAATTGCTACAAGATCTTCGTGCTCTAATACTGGAGCCCATTTTCTTTGAATTTCTTCAGTTAACATAGAGTTTTTTCCTTCCGTTTAAAAATTATCTGGTTAAGTTTATTTATAATATTTATTTCTTGACTGTACGAGAAATTGCTCTTACGTAATTAGCAACGGAAGGAGCAAGGACAGGAGGTGGAGCATCGGCAGGTTCTGCACCATCGATCTCACTCTCTACGATCAACTGGGCAGGCTTTTTACCGGTAAAATAGCTTTCCTTGACGATCTCTAATTTGTGCTTGTATGAATCTACATCTGAATACTCAACTCCCTCGGCAAGTGTTTTAAACTTGTCGGCCTGGGTGTCAGCTAGACCTTCAGATACTTCTGCAAATACCAATTGCTTGGTCTGCTCATCAATATGTTTCTTAAGTTCGATTTGTTCTTCAATAGAACCATTCAACTTAGCAGTAAGCTCTTCAACTTGTGCAGACAATTCTTCTACCACATCTACCTTGTCTTCTGGAAGATCAATGTAGTGATCTTCACATAGTTTCTTCAGACCATCGATGAATTCTTCGGTAATATCTGAACGAAGAGATGAGGTAATAGCTACTTCATTATCTGTCATCCACTCTTTAACCACATAGTCCATGTAGTCGTTTAGTTTAGATGAGAGTTCTTCTGCAATTTCAGTAACTTGTTCTTCTAAATTGGTGCTGTATTCTTCTTCAAGGCGATTAACTTCTTCTTGTAGGCGTGCGTGGACGGCAGCTTCGAAGAAAGTAGTTGCTTTCTCTTTAAATTGTTCTGATAGATCTTCACCATCAAACATAACAGCCATGTCTTCTTTCATAGAGACAGTAGATTTATTTTTGGCTGAGGTATCGGCTGTAGCTTTAGTGTTGTTTTCTGGATCTGTATCCATTTGTTCACCGTCAAGCTTACCAGATGCCTTGTCACCTTGGTCTTTTGAATTACCAGGCGCTTTAGCTCTCACACCTGTTGGCTCGGCGGACTTGGATACACCAGTTTCGCCACCACCAACAGAGTCAGAAGCTTTTTCTTGTAGATCAGTCTTCTTTTTTGGGTCCATTAAATTTCTCCTATTAGGAATGTAATTTTATTTATATTACAATGAGTTTAAGAATATCTTAAAAGCATTCATCTTTGCTTCTTCCAGGTTACGAGAAGGAGTTATTTGAATTTCTTTCTTTATTTCATCTAGCTTTTGAGCTTTTAGAACCCCAGAGCTCCAAACCCACTCCACACCCTCCATAATTCCTCTTACAAAGGCGTCTGGGGCAGAAGGATCGGCTACAATGTCGGCGGCGGTTGCAAGGTAGAAGTCATCTTGAACTTCCATTACCCCTTCCTTGTTCATCTGAAGGGAGCCCATGCCGCGTGATGAAACGCCTAACTTGGCTCCTTCATCCATTAAATTCTTTACTATGTTTCCATAAGGAGTGTCCATGATTTTTGCTCTTCCAACGAAATTACTTCCGTCTTTTTCTAGAGACTTAATCATGTGAGATACACGCTCTAAGTTAAGAGTAGGACCAGAAGGGTGGCCTAGTTCTCCAAATGCGCGATTCTCTTTAACGTACTCTTTATTGTATCTTTCGACTTCCTTGTTAAGGGTCTCTGTACGATACATTCTCTTGTTTCTATTTTCTAGATCACCCTGTAGGAAGATGCCTTCAATGAAGTAAC